CTCTTACGGTATAATTTTCTCCACTTATAACGTTTAGAACTCTATGATTTAATTGAACTGTACCTTTTGAATGGACAATAAAATTTGTATCACTCGTTAATTTATATTCAACTTGGTATTCTCTGACGAATTGATCTGTACTAGCACCAATAGAAATATCCATTGCAACAATAACTGTTCCATCATTGTATGAGATTAAACTATCATCTAATGTGACACTTGCTGGCGGTTGAATGCTAAAAGGATTTGGCAACGTTGTATCTGGAATTGTGTCAACTTCTTGTTGTGTTCCAAATGTATAATAACTATCTTGATGTTCTGATAAAGTTAATTGAACTGTTGAATTAGCATTAATACTCATAGCTTGAACTCTAAAAGGTTTAGCAGAAAAACTTGGAGTAGCGTGGGTGACGTTTACGATATCGCCTATTTGTAAATCGGTGGCTGTTCCGTCTGCTGTTAGTGAAACATCTAAACTTGATCTTGACCTACGCAAAATAATTTCAGCCATTTCTTGAGCTTGATACGGATTAGTTAGCATAGAAAAATCAAAACGACCTTCTAATAATATTCCCCCATCTTCAGCTAATAATGTTGCGTGTTGATCTGCACTTGCTAAACCTGTTTCATCTACTGGTGGAAATTGAACTTCGTCTGATTGGTAATTTTTATCTGGGTTAATAAATGAAACAATAACTCTATTATATCGTGAGTTTTTATTTTTAGATGATATTTGTATTCCTCCTATAATATTATCTTCTGTTAAAGTTATTGCGGCTGAACCAGTTGTTTCAACTAAAACTTTATATGCCCCAGCAGTATAATTTAAAATTCCTCTACAACCTTTTAAAAATTCTTTGACGTTATCAATAGCCTTTTTAGATGTATCTACAACGATATTACTATCCATTAAATCAATAGCACTAGCACCACTATAAGGCGTTATATCAGCGTCACAAACATCTCCAGCAGTTTGCCATTCAGCATAATTAGAATCAAAATAACTATTGGCTATTCCCATTCCAAATCTAGTATTGCGTAAATAATCTAATAATTGATAAACAGGATTATCTGAATATTCCCAAGTGCTTGAAGTATCTTCTCTGTGAGTTCCAGAGCCACCTGTTTTTGTGCTATCTAAATTTGGATTATAAACTTTTTTGCCTTTAACAACTGCATTAACTGTAGGAATAGAACCAAAAGCGTCAGAGTTCCATTTAAATCTTATTGCAAGATATGCCAACCCTCTAAGTCTATGATCACTTGTCCATGAACTTAAAGTAGATAAAAGACTTGAAGCTGTTTGGCTATCAGAACCAAAATGTGGTTCAACTGTAATTAAACTTTCTGCGGAAGAATCTGGGTCTGGTGCTTTATAATAATTTGCGTCTGAACTATTTACTGTGACTTGCGTATTGTCTGCTAAATCTCCAGACCATGTAACTTCATTATCGTTAATAGATATAGAAGTAATATCATCAATTTCACCTTCACCTAAAACTAAAGCCATATATAAATATTGGTTATCAGTTCCAGATGTTTCTAAAAAAGAAACAATGCCACCTACTTTTCTTGTTCCATAAATTATTGGTATTGTGGCGTTGGCGGATATTTTATTAACTAAAACACCTTTTGCTATTGCGTCTTGATTTAAGTCACCATAATCTGGAATTTCTGGAATATCTATTAACCATGAAATAACATCTTCAACAATATCAACAATAACATCAACAATATCCTCTACAATATCTTCAATGGTTTCAATAGGATTCCAACCACACATTTATTTTAATCTCCAGTTAGAACCCATATTTTCAAAACCTAATTTTTCAAATAATTTATCTGCTTCTAATTTTGATGTTATAGATAATAAAATAGGATTATTATTTGACACTTGCTTAACACTATCAATTAATTGTTTCATTAATTTATAATTTCTAAATTCTTTAACAACATATATTAATTGTATAATCATTGTTTCTTGATCACTCCACCAATAATTTGATTTACAAAATATACAAACACCAATTAATTTATTTGTATCTAAATTTTTAACACAAATTATTTTTCCTTTTTGCAACATTAAATTAATAAAACTACGAACTTTTGTTTCATTTATATCTGGGTAATCTAAATCAATTAAATCTGATTTAAATTGTTTTAATAAAGAATAAATTTCTTCAACATCTTTTTTTTCTGCTTGATAAAAATTACAACTACTCATGTTCTTCCCCATTTAATATCTCTTACTGTTAATGCTGTAAATTCCATTCCTAAATCTCCACTAAAAAATCGTTGTTGAGAATTATTAGAAGTTTGTCTACCACTATGTTTTTCAAATTGACCCCAATGTGAAGTGATTGTTAAAACTATGCTTGCTGTATCTGTTGTATCGTTGATTTTAAAATCATCTATTGTTCCGTAATATAATAAAAATGGATCAGCAATTAATGAATTAGAAGTATCTAAATAGCCACGCCAAATTTTTACTTCTTTGTTAATTATGTTTTCATTAAGGGCTACAGCAACATAAGTTTGATCTACAGCAGATAAAGATAATGCTAGAGTATTTTTTGTTGGTTGATTACTTTCACTTACATTTGTTATACCTCTTAAATGCCCAGAAGCTGTATATGTTTGTGAACTACCAGATACACTTGATACTAAATCAAAACTACAATTCGTTAAATAAACTGGTGTTGCAAATCCTATATAGACTAAAAGAATTGGTCTAACGTTTCCTGTTGCCAATTCTGTTTTAACAGCAGTTGATAAACCTCTTGCCATTATAAACTCTCAATAACATCAAATTCAAAACTAAATAATAAATTTCCAGAACTATCAACTTGGTTCGTTTGGAACTCTTGAAGATCACTATTCAAATGAACTGTGAAAGGTACACTATCATAAGTTACAGCTTCATCATTTGCTAGTGCATTAGTTAGTGGTGGTTCTATAGTTAATGTTGACGCATTAGAACTTGGCGTAACATCTTCAACAATCATATAAACTTTAGAATGACCAGCAAACTTTATAAGATCACCAGCTTTAAAACTTCCAGCAGTATCTCCAACATGACCATCAACAGCAATCGTTGTATCGCCAGCACTATGAACTCCATTAACTAATACTGCTCCTGTTTCACTTCCTTGTGCGTTTAAATAGCTAGGGAAGGTTATAGTGAAATCTTCTTTCTGTGATCGTTGTTTTATAATGAAGGCTTGTATCGGTGTGAAGTCTGATCGTGTTTTAAGAGGATAAGAAACGGTGAATGTCCAACGTTGTCCATCAACTTGTCTGCGAAATGTTTTACCGCTATCTGTTGTTGATACCAATGTCTTTTGTTCACTCTTAAAATTAAGAGCATTAAAATCATTACTTGGTAAAGCTCCACTCATACTATTGCCATTTTTCCTTTTTCATTAACAGCACTATTAATCATATTTACAATTAAACCTCTACTATTAACTAGTAACTCATTAAAGCCTCTAGCATCAACTGTGTTGATATTAAAGTTTACATTTACTGGTTGACTATTACCCATTTGATGATTTGGAACTATTTTTCCAGAGCCACTAGGTACAAACATCTCTGGCCCTTTTTCTCCAACCATATATGCTTGATCTTTATTAACTGAACCACCTCCAGCTCTAAAATTAGTTGATTTAATTTGAGCAACCAATGCTAAACCTTTTGCAACACTAGCCGCCGCCGCTAATGCACCAAGAGGAAAACCACCAAATTTTGCAAATGCCGCAGTTGCCGCTCTATAAGTATCAATCGTTGCCTCTGCTATTCTAACTGCTTTAAAAGCCGCAAATGCTGTTCTGTTCATTCCAGCTAAAATTTCTAAAGCATCTCTTGATTCTGATATTGTATGGTCTTTTGCTTGTTTTTGTATTTGTGCTTTTTTTTGTTCAAATTCTAAAGCATCATCTAACATTTTATGAAAATTATTTTTTGCTTGTTCTCTTTCTTTTTCTAATAACAATTTATTAGATTCTAATCTTGTAGAAGCATAATCTTCACG